TAATGTGTTTAATGTTCAACGTAATAGCTTACGCTGATAAATATTATAAAGATAAATATGAATAAATACTTTATTACATTTACAGAAGAAGGTATATTTAACCCAAACTACTTTGACTATACTGGTGGTAGAATGGAAGTGTATATTGAAAGTGAACCATACGCTATTAATGAGATTAGATTTTTTACCAACAAAAAAGACTGGTGGAAGTTTAGAGATAAATGGGAATGTAAAGAAGTAGATAAAAAAACCTTAGATAAGGTAATTAATATAATTAATAATGAATACTATGACACAACAACAATTCACAAAACTAATGGAAAGGTTTAAAAAATTATATCAAGAAGTAGAGAGAGTTAGTGATGTAATTAATGAGTCATCAGCTAGTGATGTTTATCATCCACTACCATTTGGCTTTGGTTATTTATCAGATATATGGCTCGACACTATAAAAGAAGCTATGAATGATGAAGGAAACTTGATTAGCTATTGGATATATGAGCTAGACTTTGGCAGAAAAGCTAAGAAAGGAACTGTTGAAGATGGAAATGGTAAGAACTTACCGATTAAAACTATATCAGACTTATATAATATAATTAATAAATAATATGAAAGGACAAAAACTACTAAACAAAATACTAATAGAGTTAGTATTAAGAAACTCTAAAAGGTTAGATGATTTAGAAAATACTAATATAACTACAACCGAGCCTAATGTAGAATTTATATATGAGAATATGTAAGTTGTGCCAAAAAGATACTAACTCAAAGTTTAGTTACTGTAAGAACTGTATGTCTGTTATGGACAACGATAAACTATATAGAGAGTTAGGAAGACAGTTAGAATTATTAAACTATTATAACAAGTATAGTTATAGTAAAAGGATGGAGATGAAAGACTATGATGACCTAGTAAAATCAGCTGATATAATAGCTAAGGTAATTGTGGACAAATTGGGCTTGCCTTTTAATTAAGGTTAGTATATAGTATTAATATAACTCAATAGAGAAGAGAGTGTTTGCAAGGCTCTTTTCGTGAACAGACTAAAAAAGGTTTTAATACCTAATGTTAAAGTTTGTCTCACGACAACTCGGTTACGACTAGGTTGAGAGCTTTACAAATGCTTTTTTCTCATTATAGCTGTTTGAAAAACTGCCCATCGGGCTAACAAACAGACCAGAAGTAATACAAGAGAAGGTCTAAAAGGGGCTGCTTAGCCCCCTTAGGCTAAATTACTTCCTAAAGAGTTATAAATGCTTGTCAAAAGTGCTAAAAATGGAATAGTTATAGACTTATCAAACGCGATGATTAATAATAGCGAAGTTTTGTATTTTAACGATAAACCAGTAAAACCTAAAAAGAATGCTAATAATACTAAGAAGTCTAAAAAATAAAACCTTATACAAGATTATAAGGGAATGTCATTTTATATTAGAGAGAAGAAACTAATATTGTGATGCGAGTTAATAAGGTAGCGTATGAATACTGGGTGGTATTCTTATAACAGAAGGCTTTATTAACTCACACTACAATGTTACTGGAGATGTAGTCAGGCGAACCTTTACAGCTACTCTCTGGATGCCAAGTTAAATGTAAGGGATAAAGTGGTGTCTACTCTATACGGGATACACTTTCGGTGTCTATGTCATTACGCTAATTCTGTTAGTGATGTAGAACGAACCTAGACGGCTTAATATAGACCGATAAATCTTTCTTAATTGAAAGTCTGGAGAGTAACAGAAGACCTTAAAGGTTAGAAGCCCAGTTAAGATGGGTAATGTTTTAAACAACAGGCTTTAGGGTGAACTACATCTACCGGGATAAACTTTAAATACTATGACAAAAGTAGGAAGACCAACTGCTATGACAGAAGAAACAGTCAATAAATTAGAACACGGATTTACTATGGGTTTTACAGATGCTGAAGCCTGTCTTTATGCTAACATTAGCAAACAAACACTATATGATTACTGTAAGAAACACCCAGAATATACTGACCGAAAAGAAGATTTAAAGAATAATCCTAAATTACTAGCTAAAACTAATTTATATAACGCTTTAAAGGAGAATAAGAGAGTAGATGATAGTAAATGGTATTTAGAAAGAAGAGATAAAGAATTTAAACAAAAGTCAGATGTAACCTCTGACGGCAAGCCAATACCTTTGTTAAGTGGAATTAAAGAAGATGAAGACAAAATATTTGAATAAAAATGAGATATCAAACAACAACAGCATTAAAGAAGATTCTAGCGATGGACAAGAGATTAAAGATAATCCAAGGTGGAAGTAGTGCTGGAAAAACAATAGCAATTCTTTTAATTTTAATAGATAGAGCACAAAGAGAAGAAGGTAAAACATTTTCAGTAGTGTCAGAAACCTTCCCACATCTTCGTAGAGGAGCTATAAAAGACTTTCTTTCTATAATGGAGCACCATAAGTATTTTAAAGAATCTAGATGGTCTAAATCAGAGTTTACCTACACTTTTGAAACTGGCACAAGAATAGAGTTTTTTAGTGCTGACAGCTCAGATAAAGTTAGAGGTCCAAGAAGAGATGTATTATTTATAAATGAGGCTAATAATATATCTTATGAAACTTATACTCAGCTATCAATTAGAACTAATGAAGATGTATATATAGATTATAATCCAGTAGCAGAGTTTTGGGTTCATACAGAAGTTATACCAAACGCAGAACACGACTTTGCTATTATTACTTATAAAGACAATGAAGGTTTACCAGAAACTATTATAAAAGAATTAGAGAGTAGAAAAGGAAACAAACAATGGTGGAAAGTATATGGCTTAGGTTTAATTGGTGATTTAGAAGGAAAAGTTTATAAAGACTGGGCTATAATAGATGAAATACCTCACGAAGCAAGACTTGAAAGATATGGAATGGACTTTGGATATAGTAATGACCCTACAGCTATAATAGCAATATATAAATACAACGGAGGCTTTATATTAGATGAGATTACTTATCAAAAAGGACTCACTAATAAACAGATAGCTGATATTTTAAACAACCAACCAAAAGCTTTAGTAATAGCTGACAGCGCTGAACCTAAGAGTATAGACGAGATAAAGATGTATGGAGTTAATATTATAGGAGCTACTAAAGGAAAGGATAGTATAAATCAAGGAATACAATACGTCCAAGACCAACGAATAAGTATTACTAAGCATTCAACACACACTATAAAAGAATATAGAAACTATCTTTGGCAAGAAGATAAAGAAGGAAAGATAATAAATGTGCCAATAGATATATTTAATCATAGTATGGATGCTATCAGATATGGACTAGATAGCTATAGACCGAGAAAAGAAAACATCTTTAACACATTACAACCTAAGAAAGGATTTATATAATATGAAAAATGTAAGCACAAGAGCTAAGGAAATAATAAATGACTGCGAGAGTAGTTATCTTGACCTTGGTGAAAGCAAAGAAACTAAAATTAAATATAATCAAAGAGAAATAGTAACTAGAATAGATTACTATCTTAACAGCAGATACTTAGATAGAGATGATGATGCTATCTTTTGGAACTTAAGCACACACAGAAAGACACACTTTACTAAACACATTACACCAGATACTAAAGACTTCTTACCTTATGGAGTTGGAACTATTAATATGTTTCAATCTTGGGCTTTAAGAAAGAATGTAACTAAATGGTTTGATGATGAGAAATTTTATCAAACACTTAATAGTATAGGAGATAATACAGCAACTTATGGTTCAAGTGTCTGGAAGAGATACAAGGATAATGGAAAGACTAAGATTAAAAAGGTAAGAATTAATAATCTTTACTTTGACCAAGGTGTAGAGAATATACAAGATGCTGATGGAATAGTAGAAATACACAATCTAAGCAGAAAACAACTATGGGATAAAGATGGCGCTTGGGAAAATATCAGTAATGTGTTAGAAGAAGACCAACACAATTATGAGATATGGGAGTTTTACGGATATTATGGAGAAGAAGATGAGAAACCAGAATATAAGCACGTTATAGGTTATGGCTTTGGAGATGA